TACCTACCAAAATGAAAGTAGAAACAAAATTCAGTACAAATCAAAAAGTCTATTTTATGCACGAAAATAGAATAAAAAGCGGTGAAATTGCAGTCATAGACATTCACTTAGTAACTTATGATAATAGCATCAGCATTACTTACAAAATATTTAACTATCAAAATAATACATTTAATGAAAGTGAAATTTTCAGCAGCAAAGAAGAATTATTAAACTATTTAGCTAACAATTAAATTAATTGAATTATGGCATTGATGATTAAACCAGAATTGAACCTTACTAATCAGATTGCAGATAGATACTATATCAGTACCATGTATGATTGTGATGGCAAATGTTATAAGACCGCTGTAACAGATGTTAGAAACTCTAACATTCTTTTTGAGCAAACCACTACCAGTTATCGCATGGCAAAAGGTAATCATCAGAGAGCAATAGTGCGATTTGTGAACGAATACAATAAGGAGGGAGCGGAGGTAGTATATGAGTACGTGTATGCAGGTTCTTACTCTGTACGCACAGGTATTCCTCTCAAAGGGCAAGGCATTAGCAAATCAGAGCGTGTAGAGGGACTGTACTTTGTAACGAGCAAAGCTCTTGAAAGATTAAAAAAACAGCATAAATGCGTATGCAATATGGATTATGCTATTTAGTTAATTTCTTTAAGAGGAAGTTTAACACTATTAGACATAAAAATTTCCTTGAAAAACAGAAAAGCGTACCATGGTAAGTGGTACGCTTTTTCTTTTTAAAGCAAATTAATAACCAAATAAAGCAACCTTCCTAAAATTACATCTTTAGGTTAATAACAGTGCAAAGGTAACAAATATCCTTATATAATAGTGCTAATTATTGTTAGCACTATTATAGTCAGGCATTATGTAACTTTGTATCATGGAATTGAAGTTTAGCACATACAATGAAAAGGGTGATGTTAGCCGTGTAGATAGTGAGAAAGGCATTATCTATGGGGTAGCATTGGCTAATATGGGGTTGAACAAGAATGGTTACTACTTCTCAGAGCGGTTCCTTGGTGAGTTGAAAGACTTTGGTAACAAGAAGGGAGAGATAAAGGCTCGGTTTGAGCATCCCTCTTTTACGGGCGGTTCGTTTGGCTCTTTCATTGGAAAGTACAGGAATTTCAATGTAACAGAGGGGCGGTTGATTGGTGATTTGTACCTTGCTGAGATAGCAAGAAAGACAGAGGTAACGGGGAGAGGTATTAGCTTATTTGACTACGTTATGGGAATGGCTCAGGAATGCCCTGAAATGTTTGGAAACTCTATATATGTGGAAGCTGATATTGTAGATGAAATCTACAAGGAGGGAGAAAAAGAGCTTGTAGGTATGGGGTTGAGGCTCATAGATTGGGTAGCCTCCGACTTGGTAGATGACCCAGCGGCCACGAATGGGCTTTTTTTTAATAGACAGCCTAATAATAATAAAAACAAATTGCATATGAATAAAATTGTTAAGGAGCTTTTGGCTTTTATGACAGACTTTAAAAAGAAAGTCAGTGAAGCGAAAGTATTTGATGTAGATTTGACCTTAGCCAATGGTGATATTATCACCGTGGTTACTGAGGGTGAAAGCCCTGCGGTGGGTGATGAAGTGAAGAAGAAGACCTCAGAGGGTCAGAGCGATGAAAGCGCTTTGTCAGACGGAGAGTATCTTTTGAAAGATGAAAGTACCCTTGTAGTAGAGGGCGGACGGATTAAGGAAATCCGAGAAAAGCAGGAGGAGACAGAGAAGGTAGATGAGGAGTTTGCCAAGACTGTAACAAAATGCTTGAAGGCGGTAATGGACAAGGTAGAGGGTATCTCTAAGGAGTTTGAGCGAATGAAGAAGACAGGGAGTAGCTTCTCTTCAGAAGAACCAAGGGGTAAAAGTCAGGAGCCTGCCAATGGTAGCAAGAGGCGCTCTTTTGAAGAGTTGAAAGAATTATATGACAAATTGAAGTAAGAAAGGAGGAAAGAATATGGCAACAGCAATAAAAGACTTTATTAAAGAGCCAGCGAGGGTCAAAGAGTACATCAGGGACATTAAGGACTTGTTGGAGGAGCGCTCGTTGGGATTAGCCGGTATTAAAGAGGCTATGACAGTAGTAGAGAATGTAACAAAGGAGACTGAGTTCGGCTACTACGGACACACAGAAGGGGTAACACGCAAGGATACAGGTTGTGGTATGGCAGCAGTGCCTTTTAGCATTCCTGTACGTACTGGGTGGTGGGATCCTAAGGCATTGAGGGTTAAAATTAAGCAGTGTTATGCAGATTTTGAAAAGTCTATCCTGCAATGGTGCAATGTGAAGGGGATTGATAAGATCCATATAGATGGTGACCAATTCGTTGTATTTTTGGCCAGTCAGTTGGAGAAGACCATCAATGCAGACTTTAATAAGTTTGCTTTCTTTGGAGACACTCAAGCGAGTAATGTGGGTTCAGGCTCAGGGAATGAGGAATTGACCACAGGGGTAGCGAAGGAGAACTACAATGTATTGAATGGGCTTTTTGCCTCCTTTCAATCATTCATTACCTCTGACCCAAGTAAGCGGGTAACCATCACAGAGAATGCACAAGCCACTTTTGCCGCTCAGAAGGCATTGGCTCGTGATACAGCCTTTAAGGCATGTACAGAGTTATTGGACAAGGCAGACGGTTTGACCTTTGCAGATGGTTCAGAGCCTATCTTCCTAATGACATACTCTATGGCAAAGAATTTGTCTCGTTATCTCAGAAGTGAGTACAAGAATGAGGAGACACTCACTAAGATGGAGAGTGGTTATGAGACGATGACCTTTGAGGGCTTTAAGGTGGTTACACACCGCTGGTTTGACTACATCATACAGAGAGACTTCTCCAATGGTACGAAGTGGCACAATCCTCATCGTATTATTCTGCTTGACAAATCAGAATGTCAGTTAGGTGTGGATAGCTTGGGTTCATTGAGTAATCTTGATATAGAGTACATCGGAGGAGACGATGAGCATGTGTATATCAAGGCCGCTTACAGAATGGACTTTCAGAGGGTAATGCCAACCACTGGCGCAATGGCAGTTTAATAGTGATTAACGACTAGTGACTAGTGACAAGTGACTAATTAATAAATTAAAAAAATGGCACAATGTATTAATAAGATAGCTAAGGACTTCGGTTTTGATTGTGATGACACGATTAAGGGAGTGGAATTGAGCTTGTTGCTCTTTAACCGAGACGATATAGACTTGGCTGCTACTGTGGTAGAAGGCAATCGTGTAAAGTCCCTAGTGCTAAAGACAGGAAAGACGGCCTATAAGGTGGAATATGCCAAGGAGAGCCATATATCAGTGAGCACCAAGCCTGAAATCTCTGATGATGACTTCAACGGTCACAAGCATGCCTTGGTTCTTAATCTGTATGGGAAGAGTCAGGAGGACTACGACCAAATAGATAAGATCGTAGCAGGTGCATCGGTTGTGGCAGTAGTGCAAAATAAAACTAAATCATTGGAAAATACCTTTGATGTGTATGGTTTCTATATTGGTTTAGAGGCTACAGAGGGTGAAGGGCGTACGAATGGGGGTGTATATAAACTCACATTGGGAACTCCGAACAATCAGAAGGAGCCGAAGACAGCACTAAGGTGGTTGGATACTGACTATGCTACTACTAAGGGCAAATTTGACAACAAATTAGCTTAGATAGTGACTAATGATGAGTGACAAATGACTAATAGATGATGACAAATGACTGACTTTACAGAAGAAAGATTAAATAGCTTGTTGAAAGGAGGTTATGAGAAGGCGGTGGGAGAGGATAAAGAGACTTTCATCGCCTTTTATGCTTATCTTTTCAATGATAACACCCCTTGTGCAAGTTGTCCGCAGAAGCTGGCAGGCTACTGGGATAAGTTGGCACGAGATGGGGTATATAGACTAAGAGAATTACAATTAAAAACAGCAGAAATGGCAAAGAAAAAATCAAAAAACACAGACAGCACCCTGCAAGAGGGTGCATTCAGATTGAGAGGGGATATACACTCCCTTGCTATGGACTTTGGTAGTAGTGAGTTCTTCAATAATGACACATTGACTAATGATGTAGCCTTGAGGTACTTATCTATTAACCCCAATAGAATCGCAAACTTTGAAAAATATCCAAAGGGTTGGGAGCAATTAGTACAGGAGTATGCTGATGCAGAACAAGGCGGAGAAACAGATCAGGAAGAAACAGAACAAGGCGGAGAAACAGAGGAAGTAACTCAATAATTAGAGAGCAATGGCAAAGGTTACAGCAGTGGAGCTACATAGGGAGAGCAGAAGAACGGAGAGCAATAAGTACAAAGGCTATCCGTTCTTGGCCAATGGAGAGAAGAACGACTACCCAACAATGATTGAATTGTTGGTAGGCGGTTCTGCTACAGCGAGGGCTTGTGCTGGAGTGATAGCGGACTTTATCTATGGGAAAGGGTTTGCCTTGGAGGCTATGGCTCGTGCTGATGCTAAGCAGCGGCGGGAGCGATTCAGGAAGG